ACCTAGATGACTATGCAGAAAAGAACTTGATTGAGTATGAGTTCTCTAATGAGTCATTCCTTGAGTTCTTAACCAAAGTATGTGAAAAGACTACAGCTCTTTATTGGAGAGTTAGTAAGTATGACCCTTACCTTATTCAGTTTGGTATTTTTGGTAAGAAGAAAGACATTCTTATCAATGAGTATAACTACTTAGTCTCTTTAGATGATGTTGAGGAGAACTATGAAGACACAGTAAACATTGCTGTAGCTATGTCAGATAAGTCTGATAGTGGAGCTAGTTCATTGACTTTAAGGGATATTTTCTATAACCCTAAGTTTATGCTTAAAGGATTCCCTGTTATCAAGACAGGAAACAAGGTAAACTCACAGCGTTACTATGATTATCCACAGCTTCCAGTATTCGCTCCTGAGATTATCGGTGATGAGTTTGCTGTATTGGATGAAGAAGGAATTGCTCTAGAAGCAGGAGAACTTTATTGGGGAACTGTTACAGACAATGACACACAGTCCATTGCAGAAGATAATAGAGAGATTACTGATTCTGATAGGCTTAAGGCTACAGAACAGCTTTATAGAACAGCTATCAGAAGACTTATTAACTCACGTAGAAAAGTTACCTATGACATTACTGTAGAGCCTCTTAAGCCTAGAGCTATAGATGTAGGGGATAGAGTAATGTTTACCTTAAATGCAGGTGTTTGGGAACTTACAGCTTGTACTAAGTATTATGAGAAAATCCTAAAGGAGAGTGATTGGTTCTTTGTGACACACATCTCTGATATGTATTCTGTAGGTGATGCTCATGTACAAAAGCTAAAACTATCTAAATACTTGTATAGTGATAGAGATATTACTGTAAACCAATAGGAGGTCTTATGTCAAATAACTACATAAAACTAGTAAACTCTGTGGCTAGAACAAAGGCTAGAGTAATTCAGCAATCTAAACAGCGTAGAGGAGGGGTAACTGACCTCTATGCCCTTGATTATGTATCAACTTTCTCAACAGCTAAATCTTGTGCTCCTTATGGTGATAAGGATGATGATGAGAAGGAATCAAAGGATGTTCAAGGAAGAATTAAACAGTTTGTTAAAGCTATCAAGAAAGAGATACCTGATGCTAAGGTAGAGGGTATATCTGCTATTATTGGTTACTTTGGTATTGAAAGTAATGTAACAGCTAAACGTTATGAAACTGACTATCTTACTGATTATGCCTTTGACAAGATGAAGGAAGAGCCTACAGCAGAAAATCTTGTAGGTAGTTGGGGTGCTTTTCAAGCAATGTACCCTAATCAGGAATTGTATGAACCAGGCTATAATGTAGAAGGTAAACACTGGATTGGTGTAGGTCTAGGACAATGGACTGGTGTGAGATGTAAAGCCTTATTTGACTTTGCTAAGAAGGATGGTAGAAGAAATATCTTCACCTTTGGTACACAGTTCAAGTTCATGCTATCTGAAGAAGGACTTAATAACGTGGTAAAAGAGGTTGCATCTAGCAGTAATAGTATAGATGACCTTACAGCACGATTCCTTAAAGATTGGGGAGGAGTTCCAGGTAATAAGTTAGCAGACCGTATTGCTTTTGCCAATAAGCACAAAGACTTTATTAAATCTGTGCTAGATGGAGTAGATAGCTCTAAGGAAGAGGACAAGAAGAATACTGAAGACACAGTGCCTATCAATAAGAACTCTAAATCAGCATCATTCCGTGTGCTAGTTCCTTCAGACCTTGATAGATTCCAAAGATGGTTCTTAAAGTTTATTGTGGAACAAGATAAAAGCGCTTGTGAAGGTAAAGTAAATCCTCTAACAGATGTACACTTAGTTGTGTCAGCAAAGAATGAACGTACGGGAGATACAGCAGAAATTGAGCTTACTGAGATTTTCAGAAGACAATGGGGATGTAACTGGATAGGTGATGATTCTAGTGGAGAAGGTATTTTCCCTAACAACAAGCCTTTAGAAGGTTATGACCTAATGTATTCTGCTTGGTATCTCAATAATGCACAAAGAGATGCACTATTCAGCGCAGGGGAGAAAATCTTTACTGTGTATGCTTTAGGGGAAGCTAAGATTACACTTAGAAATTTCCTTAAGTTCAGTCATATAAACTAGGAGGAACTATGAGCCTATATGGTACACATAAAAATGTGGTATTCAGAAAGAACCATAGAGAGGTAAAACAGTTTAAGCTAGAACAACATCTACTTAAACACCCTACTGATTACCAGTCTGTGATTGCTAATGAGAAGCTTAAGAGTGAGATTTTCTATTTAGAGTACAGACTTAAAGAGATTACTAAGGAGATGGAACTAGATGGTGAAGCGTATTAGAAAAGACCTTGTTCAGCGTATGGAGAACAGAATTATGGCTGAGCATATTGTAGAGGAATTTGTTAGACAACTCATTCATACTAATGATAGAGGAGGAGCTAAGGAATTTCTAGACACAGAGGACTTCTATCTCAGACTAGAGGAAAAAGATGTTTATTGCTTTAGAAAATCCAACATTATAAGGTTAGATGGTGAAGAGTTTTACTACGATTTTACCTATCTAACTAATTTGTGTTTGGGTTTACTAGAGGATAAATTTTAGGTATAATTATTATGACAAATGCTTATAAAATAGCCCAACAGTATGTTGGTCAATGTCTTGATTATGATGGTTACCCAACACCACCTGACAACCCTTATCAGTGTGTAGACTTAGTATTATATGTCTCAAAACAATTTGGATTTGAACTGTGGGGCAATGGTAACCAAATAGGTACTAAAGGAGACCTCTCTACCTTTGCAGATATTATCCCTTACTCAGAGGGTATGACATTACAAGTAGGTGACATAATTTCTACTGATGATGAACCTGGTGCTGAGGGTTATGGTCATGTCTTTGTCTATGGTGGTGGTGAGCTATCAAATGCTCTTGTTATAGAGCAGAATGTACGAGGTTCATGTACTATTGAGCACAGAAGGGCTGTTGTAGGGTATGGTAATAGAATCCTTAGAGTGGTTCGTATTAAAAGCCAAGATAACTACACACCTACTGATTCTGATGGAGCACTAATTGGTAATGCTAAAGAGTCAGACAAGTTCATTGCTAGAGACTTCTTTGAAATCACTTGTGATAAGGTAGAGGGAATAAAATCCCCTGGTGATACCACAGTGATAGAGACCTTCTATAAGTGTAACAAGGTATCAGGTAAGATAAATGGTGAATGGCTCATCTATGATAAATATGATGGCTCTGTAGCCTATATCCCTATATCTTGTGTGAAGAAGTTAGATGACTATTCTACCACTAAGAAGGAAGAGAAGAAGAAATATGACAAGCCTAATGGGTATGATTGGTTCACAGATAAGACTAGTGATGGTTTAGACCAATCAGGTACTCAAAAGATTTACTCACTGGCTCAGTTTATCTCCTTAGGAAGAATAAAAGAAGCTAACTATGAGTGGACTTACTCAGGAGGAGAGTCATTCCCTAGTAATGTAAATGTACCAGGAAAAGGCTACAACGCTTATGGGTTCTTGTCAGATGGAGATGGTAATATAATTATGTCAGCACCAAGTTCTTTTGGCGATGTAATTGGTAAGGTTTACAATACTCCCTTTGGGTTTAAAGGTAAAGTGTACACAACAAATGATAAGACATCTTTTGATGTTTACGTGAGGTAGAAAATGGTATATAAGTTAGATGATGCAGATAAGCTCTGTGGAGTTACCTACATTGACTGGTCTAAGAAATACTCTAAAATCCCTAAAGCAACTTGTGAGACTATCAAGCAACAATGCTCTAGTGGAGGTGGAGGTTCTTCTGATGATGCTCTTGAGTTGTCTTGTGAAGAAATTAAGAAGCTATTAAAAGGTGAAGATAAGCCTAAAGAGGATAAACCAAAAGAGGATACTCCTAATGAAGGCAATAAGGAAGAGACTCCAAAGGAAAATGAGACTCCTACTGAAGACAAGCCTCAAGAAAATCCTAAAGAAGAGGAAACTCCTAAAGAAAATAACACTCCTGGTGAAAATAATATCCCTAGAGAAGAAACACCTTCTGATAATGTAGGTGGTAACCCTCCTACTGAGGAAAAGCCTACTACAGATGAAGTTACTCCTAAAGAGCCTGAACCTAATCCTTCTCCTAGAGAAGAAGAAACACCTAGAACAGAAGAAACACCTGCTGAACCTACTCCTGAACCTCCTGTAGCTGATACACCTAGAGAAGAGACTCCTAATGAAGAGGGTAAAGAGGTAAATCTCCTAGAACTAATGCCTAGAGTAGAGGATAAATTATCCACTGTTTATATACAAGCTAAAATAAGTTCTGTTATAAATCCAAATAAAGAGGAAAAGGATGCCTTTGAGAGAAAGATAATTGAAAATCTTAAGAGCAAGTTACCTGAAGGAGCAGTTGTAGAAGCTGTTTTGGGAGAACCTTACTATAAAGTAGGTATGGAATACTCTGAAGAGATTACCAACTATAAGCTTAATGTTAGAGTAACCTTAAAAGGTAAAGTATATGAACATGAGTATAATGTACCTAATAGAATAGAGTATATTGGAATTACTGACTATATTTAGGAGATACTATGGATAGACTAATACTTAAAATTGTAGAAAATCAAACAGTTATCACCTCTATTACACTAGTGATTACAACAGCTTGTGGTCTAGGTGTAGCTTATCTTAATGCCAAAAGAGACCAACTTATTGAGTTAAGCAAAGGAGCTAAACGCTCAAGCATACGTTCAGAATACCTTCAAATCTATAATTCACATGACTTTACTGTGGAAGAAAAATGGGAAATGACTAGACCTCTTATGGATGAATATTTTAGTAACCTTCAAGGTAACCACTATATTCATGGATTAGATGAGAAGCTAGAAAAACTATATGAAAAGGAGAAGAACCGTGGTAACAATAGACAAAAGTAAAATTAGATGGGGAACACCTCAAGTAGGATATGAACCTTATCGCCAAGTACATGCTCACTCTACAGGGAATAAACGTTCTACTGTGGATAATGAGGCTGACTATCATTTAAGAAGACCTATTGAGTCAGGGTTCTTTACACACGTTGTAGGTAATGGTAGAGTTCTACAGACAGCACAGACAAATCGAGGTTCTTACGACGTAGCAAACTAAATAGAAAGGTTCTAATTGGATATGACAGTAGAAGTATTTAAACCAGTAGTATTCAGAGGAAAGAAAGTAGATGGATATGAAATATCTAATAAAGGTAGAGTAAAATCCTTAGAACGAAAAATTGAGTATTGGACTACAAATCAAACAGGTAAACCATTTAAGTATGTAAGACATACAAAGGAAAAATACCTAACCTCTAGATTAGATAGGTATGGTTACCAAGTGGTTGCTATCTGTATTGACTATAAAGTATATTATGCTAAAATCCACAGACTTGTATGTGAAGCATTTATACCAAACCCTAACAACTATAGAAATGTAAACCATAAGGATGAAAACAAGACTAACAACTGTGTGAGTAATCTTGAATGGTGTACTACAGAGTACAATAATAGATATGGTTCTAGGGGAGAGCAATACAAGTCCATTAAAGTTTACAATGGTGATGAGTTGGTATATAATTTTAGTAGCTTAAGAGAAGCTTCTAGAGAATTAGGACTAGACAGAAAAATCATCATGAAGTTTGTAAACAATGAGCCACAAGTATTCAGAAAAGGTGGCAAAAATACTCAATATCAACACTTGATATTTAAACTATGTTAGGGATAAAAGCCCTAATACTTGAGGTTAACTGCTTTGAAAACCTAAAGCCTTAATGACTACAACGTAGCTAGAAATGGCAAGCGTGAATGTTCTAAAAACTATTAAGGATATATGGTAGTTTAGCATCCACTCTCCTGTAAAATGGAGAAGGTTCAACGACTATCCCTTTGCGAGGGAGTAAAGCCACAAGCGATTGGTGGAAGAAAAATCTCACACCTAATGGGTAGAGCCAAGGTGAACAAATAGTCTAGTCTTGCATGAAAGTGTAAGAAGTTCATAAGAGAACTGGCATGGTGTAGCGAACTGTGTTGAATATAACGGAGGCGGTTGGAACTATGAAGCTTATGCTTCTGTGGAACTCATAGAAAGTCACTCTACCGAAGAGGAATTTCTAACAGATTATAAATTATATGTAGAGTTGTTAAGAGAACTTGCAGTAGAAGGTGGAATCCCTGTAACATTAGATACTGATGATTTAGCAGGGATTAAAACCCATTACTACTGTACTTACCATCAACCAAATAATAATTCAGACCATGTTGACCCTTATCCTTACTTAGAAAGTTGGGGTATCTCTAAAGCTCAATTCAAGAGAGATATTGAGAATGGTATTGGAGCTACTGAAGGATGGAAAAAGAACTCTACTGGTTGGTGGTATCAATATGCTGATGGTTCTTACCCTAAGAACAGATTTGCTAAGATTAAAGATGTGTGGTACTACTTTGATGGAAGTGGTTACACATACTCTAACAAGTGGATTAAACATTCAGATGGATTCTGGTACTATCTAGCTGAAGATGGTGCTATGGTGAAAGATGGATGGAAGAAAATCAATAACAAGTGGTATTACTTCCTTAAAGAAGGAGCTATGAAAACTGGATGGCTTAAAGACAAGGAAAAATGGTACTACTTAGATGCTGAAAAAGGTGACATGAAGACAGATTACATGGTCAAAGGTGCTAATGGTTGGTACTACCTTGATAAAGATGGTGTAATGGTAACTGATAAGACATTCACTGTGTCTGCTGATGGGGTAATTGTTACTGAAGTAAAGGAGACTAAATGACAAAGGTAAAGATTGAGCTTGATTGCTTGAAAGACCTATTGAAACGTGAGCCTATTGTTAAGGTTGTAGAATCACTTCCTGATAAGGAAACTGCTGACCTTAACTATATCTATGTCGTTCCTAAAGAAGGAGAAGGAAAAGATACTAAGGCTTATGTATTAAGACCTGACAGAAGTGGTTATGATGCTATTGACCTTACTCCTCAAGTTGTTAGTGTTCTTGGTGAAGGCTATATCACTGTTGAAAAAGAAACACTTAATGAAAATGGTGATGTAACTTTCACAGTAAAAACCAATGAGACTTTAAAAAGCTTACTAGACTCATTAGGTACTAAGAATGAAGAGCAGGATGGTAAGCTTACTAATCTTACTGATAGAGTTGTAGCTCTAGAGGGTAAGGAAGATAAGGACACTGTGTATGATGATACAGCCTTAGCTAACCGTGTGACTGCTCTAGAAGAGAAACCTGATAAAGATACTATCTACAATGACACAGAAGTTAAACAAGGTATCAAAGCTAATGAAAGTGCAATTCAAGGAGTTGAGAATGATTTAACTGCTCTCAGAACGCACACAGACTCTCGTCTTACAGCTTTAGAGGAAAAGGAAGACAAAGATACTATCTATGATGATAGTGAGCTTAGAGGCAAGATTACAGCCTTAGAGGAAAGACCACAAGGGTCAAGCTATGATGATACAGAACTAAAAGGTAGAGTCAAAGCCCTTGAGGATAAACCTGAGCCTACTCCTTACAATGACAAGCCTCTTTCAGATAGAGTAACAGCCCTTGAAGGTAAGACTGATAATTTTGTGTCTAATGTTGGAGTATCAAGAGAAGGTAACACAGTAAAACTTACTTACACTATGGTCAATGGTGACAATAAGGAAGTAGAGTTTACTGACAATGATACTGTTTCTATGGCTTATGATGACAGTTCCCTTAGAGGAAGAATAGAAGCCTTAGAAAACAAACAAGACAAAGATACTGTGTATGATGACTCAGAGCTTAAAGAAGAGGTACATGACCTAGGAAGCTCTGTGGCTAGTGCTTTAAGTGATATTGCTACAATTAAGGTTAATAATGAAGCTAGACTTTCTGCTCTTGAAACCAAAGAGGACAAAGATAAGCAGACATTATCCCTTGAAGGTAATACACTAAGCATCTCTAATGGAAACTCTGTGGAGCTTCCTACAGCTACTGCTTCTACAGCTAAACCTACAAAGGTTACAACTGATTCAGAAGGGGTTAAAGTAACTCACACTGAGACAGAAGAAGCTAACACTTACAATGTAAACATCAATGGTGCTTTATCTAACTACTATGATAAGTCTAAAACTTACACAAAGAATGAAGTTGATAATCTTATTGTTAAGCAAGAAGAAAAAGCAACCGATATTACTGTGTATAAGACATCATTTAAGGATAAGAGTAAGGTAAAAGAAGGTGACTATGATACACCTATTTCTCCTAGAGTTACACTTACCTATTCAAGTAGCACAGGTGTGGGTATACTTAAAGTTGACTTTAAGGTTGTATCAGGTGTTCCTAAAGGGTTCATCATTGCAGAACTACCTAGTGATGCTCCTGTACCTGCTGAACTTGTAGAATCTCAAGTATGGGTAGGAAATGTTAATACATCTATTTGGATTGATAAAGGTTCAAGAACAATTAAAATTTCAAGTACAGTAGACCCTGAAATCTTTGAAAAACGAATCATTATCAGTGTTCCAGGTATCTTTAAGAAATAATGAGGTATAAACTATGAAACTTCCTAATAATGTATATGATGTACTCAAGTACATTGTATTGATTGCCCTTCCTGCTGTTATTACATTTGTTAATATTGTAGGTGTACAGCTTGGGTATGACATGACCACAACTATTGTGGTTCTAACTGCTTTTAATACTTTACTAGGTACACTTATTGGTATCTCAAGTATTAAATACAACAAAGAAAATGAGTAAATGATATGTCAAATAACTGTTTGAGCAAGAATTGTGAATGTGAAAAGGTTGAGCCTAGACCTGAGAATTGTGCCAAACTGTTAGAACTGAATGACCTGAAGATTAGACCTGCAATGAGGAAAATTTCAACATCTGACTGGTGTAATCTTCCTGAGGCAATTAGACAAGCTTTCTATGGGGTATGGTGTGTAATCAAGAACATTGTAGGGTTCTTGTGCTATATCATTAGAAAGCTTGAATGCCTTGAGCAAAAAGTAGATGCCATGTGTGCTGTAGCTAAGTGTCAAAATGAGGCTCTTATGGCTGTAGTTGAAAAAGCTAAAAATGATATGCTTAAAAATGTTACATTTACAATGCGCTCAAAAGGTTCATCAGTAGAAATTCATGGTGCAACTACCTACACAGACATTAAAACTTCCAATGATGGTTCATTTGAACTTAAATGGAATATGGTGTGGAGTGGTACAGAACGTGGTACTGGTGTAGTAAAAGGTAAAATTGTACAAATCAATACACTAAATGAAGATAGCTCAATCAACTCACATATTGCAAAAATAGAGTTCACAGGTATTGAGTATAGTGGTGATGGCCAGGCTTATCCTGCTCAAGCAACATTCTCAATTAAAACCTCTAGTGGAACAACACACTTTACTAAATCTTATGATGTAGGTTCTAGTTGGTCTGATAGCATTTCTGATATGACTATTGGAAAAGACTTTGTATTTAGACCAGGTGAAGCAACAGTCCTAGAATTGTTTAACACTGCTGATGAATGGGTAGATGCTAATACTTATGGTAGTGTTGAAGCAAGCTATGTAAATGAGAATGAACCTAAACCACAACCTAAACCATGTGAGATTAAGTGTGATAAGTGTTAGGAGGTAACATGTCAAGTTGTAATTGTAACTGCAAAGACAGAAAGTTTAATGGTAAATGGTGTGACAATAATGAAGCACAGAATGACATTAAACGAGCTGGTGATATTGTAAAAGACTCTGAGCAGTGTGACATTATTCCTAACACTGAAAAAGGTATAGCCCTTGTGTGGTGTAGACTTAGAGAAATCATCCTAACTATCTGTGATATATTTAAGAGAATGAAAAGACTTCAAGAGAAAATGAAGTATATCTGTGAAGTCCATAAGTGTATCAATAGTAAACTAGGTGAAATGATAGCTAAGCCTGCTGTAGCTAAAGAAAACATTGACATCATTAGACGATATGGTAATAAAGCACCTAGCTCTAATGATGCACAAGCTGTCTACAATGAGGCACTTTCTTACTATAATGCACAAGTAGCTAGATATGAGAGTGCTAAACGTAGAATTGCAGAGATGCGTAGTGATAGCTCCAAGTATGAAGTGGATGATATTATCATTACAGGAAGACCTAATCCTGCAAGAGCAGGTTCATTTGATTACTATTCTAGACTAGCTATAGCAACTACAAAACCAGGTGTAGAATACCCTGTAGGTGGTATCTCATTTGGTAGTAATAGAGCTGTTGACTTTGTTGGAGGAGACCTTAGACCAGGAGCTTATACCATTCTAAGAAATGTTGGTGTTACAAGTAGTGGTAAGGCTATCCACATGAAAGTAACCTTTAAATCAATGGATTTAAGCTCTCATGCCACAACTAGTGGTGCTTATGGTGAAAAAGAGTGGCTCTCTGTAAGTTCAGAAAGTGGTGCTGTATCAATCTCAATAGGTAACTTCTATAGAGTAACAGGTACATTTGACTTCCTAGATGACTCAGGATCACCTATGAACCTTCTTACAGTAAACGTTGTAAATGACATTGACTATAAACAAGGGTTCTTTGTGTATTACAACAATAGTAGAACAATTTACTATAACCCTGATGGTTCAGGAATTATTAGAAAAGGTAAATATTCAGTAGCAGAGGAAAGCTATAATGCTAAGAATGAGAGCAGTATTCCTAAAGGCTCTTTAGTCTTTGCAGGGGTTGGTTCTTCTATTGATTGGGATATTATAGCTAACCATCCTGGAGTTACCTATATTGATGAGGATAATGGTGGTGATGCAAGTTGGATTATGAGCTTCTTTGGTAACTACTTCAAAGGTGAAGTTGTTGACTTGCATGAGCCTCAAAAACCAGTTAAACCCGAACCTCCAAAAGAACTTTGCAGTCTCACAGACTGTAACTTTGATTGTTTAGGAGATAACTAATGTCAGATTGTGTAAACTGTCAGTGTGAAGATATAGTGGTTGGCAAAACAGGTTGCCAATCGCTATTAGCACAAAATGATGACAAAATAAAAATGCATGCACTTGTCCTAAGAGACAGTCAACTGTGTGATATTGTAGATGAAACAGCTAAGTTTGCCTACTCACAGTGGTGCTTTAATAAAAATGTGTCTAATCAGCTATGTTGGTTAGCCAATAACAGTGGTGGAGGAAGTGCTCCTACCTATAAAGCAGGCAATATGATTACCATTTCTAAAGATGGTACTATCAGCTTTTCAGGTACTATTCCTGAACAAGCACAGCCTTACAATGATTCTGCTCTTAGAGCTGAAAATGAAAAGCTTAAAAGAGCTTTAACAAAAATTATAAATAACCTACAAGCTAGTGGTGCTTGGCAAGGTGGACTTGATGGAGACTTTGTATCTAACCGTAACATTGCTACAGGTAACATCAACTTGTTCAGTGATACTACTGATGGTAGATACTTTATCCGTACTAATAATGGAAGTACAGAGAATGATTTAGCAGGAGGAATTGGATAATGAGTTGTTATTCTTGTGGTGGTAACCCTAGTACATTTTGTAGGGAATGTAACTACCCTAAAGACACTTGGATTGCTCCTGTGGATAAACTACCTGATACTTTCATGGGTGATTTTGACCACTTATTCAGAACTCCTGATGGTAATCTTTATGCATTAGCTCCTGAGAGAGATAGATGGATTCGTGTCAATGGAGAAGCAGGTAACGCTGTTTCTTACAATGACACAGAACTAAAGAAAAGAATTACAGCCTTAGAGGGTAGAACAGATAATTTTGTATCAGGCATTGGAGTATCTAGAGAAGGTAGTAAGGTAAAACTTAAATACACATTTATTGATGGTACTCGTAAAGAGGTAGAATTTGAGGACAAAGACACTAAGTCTATTGCTTATGATGATTCTGCTCTTAAAGCTAGAGTATCAGCTCTAGAGACTAAGACTGATAAGGATACTGTTTATGATGATAGTACACTTAAGGCAAGGGTAAAAGCACTAGAAGACAAAACTGATAGAGATAATCAGTCCTTAACCTTTAATGGAACAACAGGTGAACTTAGCATCTCTAATGGTAATACTGTTACTATCCCTAGTGGAAAACAAACCATCTCTAAACAAGGTAATAAACTCATTCTATCTAATGGTGGAGGAGAAGTTGACCTACCACAACCAAACAATGCAGTAGCTTATGACGATAAACCTTTACGTGATAGAGTAACTGCTTTGGAAGGTAGAAGAGACAATGACAATCAAACCCTCACACTTAATGATAGAACCTTATCAATTTCAAATGGAAATTCAGTGACATTCCCTAGTGATAAGCAAACTATTACTAAGCAAGGAAATAGACTTGTGCTATCAAATGGAGGTGGTGAAATTGAGTTACCTACTCCAAAAGACTCTGTGCCTTATGATGATACATCATTGAGAAATAGAGTTAAGGCTCTAGAGGATAGACCTGATAGAGATAATCAAACATTAACCCTAGAAGGTAACAAGCTAAAACTTGCAAACGGTGGAGAAGTCAACCTAGAGAAATATGACACACCTGTGCTGAGAATACATAAAGGTATTATTACTACAAGTGCTGTTGAACATGCAGTAACTTATATACAACCAAACTCACTTGCTAATAAAGATGGTGTTAAGGTTGGTGATATTGTTAATGATATTATTAGTTATCCATCAGGTGGTGGAGAGATTAACTACTGGAAAGTTACTAATGCAAACGATTTTTCTATTGAACTTAAATATTTAAACTCAGATAACATAGGAGTTTATAATGATAGTGAGTTAAAGAAAAAGATAGATGCTCTTGAGAAGAGACCTATCCCTACTAATGATAATACTCCTGTGCATAGATTCTATGACGGTGATATTCCAGGTACAGCTGATACAAACAACACAAGAACTGTACCTAAATCAGGCTTTAGAAATCCTGATGGTATTAAAGTAGGTGACACAGTAGAAGATTACTGGTCTGACAGAAATACTATCAATAGAGGTATATGGAAAGTCACAGAAGTTAGTGGTAATAATGTCAAGGTTCAAGGTATTGGCAACTATAATACTAGTATCAGAAGAAACCTATCATTCAATGCTAACACAAGAACTCTAACTATTGATGAGGGTGGTAGTGTTACCCTTCCTAATGATAAACAGACTATCAGTAAGAATGGTAACAAGATTGTGTTGTCTAACGGTGGTGGAGAGGTAGATATTCCTACTGCAACACCTTACAATGATGCTGACATTAAGCGTAGACTTGGTGTGCTTGAAGCAAAACCTGATAATGACAAACAAACATTGTCTATCAGTGGAAACACACTATCTATCTCAAATGGAAACTCTGTGAATATTCCACAACCAAACCTTAGTGGTTATGTTCCTATTGATGAGTATAATAAGTTAAAAGGTGCTTTAGAGAAGTTACTTACTGACCTTAAAGGTTCAGGTGCTTGGAGACAAACTGGTTCTACTGTGTTTGAAGGTTCACTTGACCCTAATAGACACTTGGCAACAGGTAATATTAACCTATTTGGTGGAGCTACGGACGATTCTTCATTCATTAGAACTAACAATGGAAGCACAGAAAATGACCTTGCAGGAGGTATCGGTTAATGGCTAGTTGGAAGGATGGTATTGGTCAGTATACCTGGGGTACTTATAGTAACCGAGGAGACCATACTAAAATATATGTGGTAGGTGGTCCTGGAGGTGGCGATAGAGACTACTTCTACATCTCTGAGGAAGAAATGCAAGCACTCAGAGCTAGAGACTATGGTACAGGGGTTCACTTTTGGTGGGAAGGTAGTACACTAAAAATCACAATCAACTTACTTATCCTTACAGCAAGAGAGGACTATAGAGTTCTTACTGGTGAAAGGGTAAAATATGTTGGAGAAAGTAGTGTTGACTACAACTTCTTTGCCAATATCCAATACCAAACTAGGGATGGTCAATGGCATAAGCTAGGAGACCACTTAGTAAACACTCACTACGGTGGAGAGCCTATCTACCCTAAAGAAGGTTGGGATACTCAGAAGTCAGGTTATCTGTGGAATACATTCTCATTCCCTGACATTAACATTGATGATGTTAAACAATTCTCACTAGGTATCCATGGTGACTATGATGAGGTAGGTAACTGGGTTTACTACCCTATTGAGAAGATTAAACCTGTTAAGAAGAAAGTTACTCTT